TTTTATAACGATCCAACTACTCAAAAGCCAACGTACAAAAATTACTACCCTGGTTCTATTACACCAACTCAAGGCGATATTACTGCCTTTGTTGTTGATGATCCAGACGCAGTATTTTTAATGGACGCTGATGCGGCTTTTACAAGAGCGGATCTGTTTAAAAATTACTCTGCATCTACTGCAGGTGGTGTTACACAAACAGGAATATCAAGCGTACAATTAGACGTAAGTGCTTCAGGCACTGCTGCTACTTTTGCGGTACAAGCAATCGATATATCACAGGATCCAGATAATTCGGATACTAGTACATCGAATGCTAACATTCTTGTTAGAATCAACAATCACTTCTTTAGAAGTGGTACAGGCTTAGCGTAATAGATAAAGGAGAATAACTATGGCAATATCACGAGCACAGCTAGTTAAAGAACTAGAGCCAGGTTTGAATGCTTTATTCGGCCTGGAATATAACAGATATGAAAATCAACATGCGGAGATTTTCCCGTCTGAAACATCTGACAGAGCTTTTGAAGAAGAAGTAATGTTAAGCGGTTTCGCTTCAGCACCAGTTAAACAAGAAGGTGCGGGAGTAGTGTTTGATCAAGCAGGTGAAACTTTCACAGCAAGATACTCACACGAAACAATCGCTTTAGCATTCTCTATCACTGAGGAAGCGATCGAAGATAACCTGTACGACAGATTAGCTGCAAGATACACAAGAGCTCTTGCAAGATCTATGTCGAACACTAAACAAGTTAAAGCAGCATCTGTGTTAAACAATGCACAGAAAACATCTGGATTTAACGGTGGAGATGGCGTTTCACTAATTAACGCAAGTCACCCGTTAGCAACAGGTGGTACGTTCTCAAACGTACTAGCAACTGCTGCCGACCTTAACGAAACTTCACTTGAGCAGTCGTTAATCGATATCTCATCTTTTGTAGATGAAAGAGGATTAAAAATTGCGACTCAAGGTAGAAAAATGATAATTCCAAAAGAATTACAATTTACTGCTGAGAGAATCATGAAGTCTCCTCAAAGAGTCGGAACTGCTGATAACGATATCAACGCAATGGCTAATATGGGTATGGTTCCAGAAGGTTATGTGGTTAATAACTTCTTAACTGACACGGATTCATATTTCCTATTAACTGATGCACCTAACGGTTTTAAACACTTCATCAGAAGTCCAATTAAAACTGCTATGGAAGGTGATTTCGATACAGGAAACGTAAGATTTAAAGCTAGAGAAAGATACTCTTTTGGATTCTCTGATCCAAGATGTGTCTTTGGTAATGGAAATCTACCAACTAGTTAATAGTAATTAAACTTACTAACTAAAAAGGGGCGGAGTTTACTCTGCCCCTTTTTTTATGTATAATCAAAACACTAGATAAATTAACTTTGTAAACTGGCTAGTCAGACGGTATAGAGATTACAAAGTTTAAAGCTATACAAAGGAGAAAATTATGGCAAATACTACTTTTTCGGGACCAATAAAAGCGGGAACGATTTCAAACACTACAGGTACAACACTTGGTAAAGATATAACAAATGTTGGACAAGTTATAATGGCTCAATCAGTGAAAGTTGATATTATTGGAGCTTCACATCTTAATCAAGTATGTGCAGTAGTTCCAGCAAACTCACAAATAGTTGATGTAATTTTAAATGTAACTACAGTAAACAATGACGGTGGTGCAGCAACTATTTCAGTAGGAACAGTAGCAGATGCAGATGCATTTATAGCTACAGCTAATGTTAAAGCTTTAGCAACTACTCACGGTACTTTAGATACAGAAGCAACTAATGTTGGTACAACTGACATACAAGTTCTTGCTGATTTCACAGGTGCTAACGGAGATGGTACAACTGGTGCAGCAACGGTTACTGTTTTATACATGCAGAATAATTCTGTTCAAGACGCAGTAGACTTATAATAATAAACTAGTGGCTCCTTCGGGAGCCACAAATTAAAGGAGAAGATTTATGGGTGGAGGAAGTTTCACATCAGATCAGTCGGTAGCACATGCTACAGCCACAGCGCAAATGGTTCCTACAACTAGAAGAGCTAGAGTTACTTCTATTCAAGGAAAAGGAAATGCAAGTGGTTCTATTATTTTAAGAACAGGTGGAGCAACAGGAGATGTTGTTGCTACATATTTATTTGGAACAGAAGGATTGTCTGAATACGTACCAGGTTCTGGAATTTTATTTGTAGAAGGTGTTCATGCAACTATTGCAGGAACTGCTGGAGTAACAATTACATTTACGTAAAATGGATTACTACGCTGATTTAGGATTAGAGATAGAATCTTTTGCGAAAGGTGGTATGCCTGCTCGTAACAAGAAAAACTATCGTAGTACTAAATCAGGTGCAGGAATGACTAGAGCCGGTGTCAAGGCTTATAGAAAACTTAACCCTGGATCTAAATTAAAAACAGCTGTTACAGGGAAAGTCAAAAAAGGCAGTAAAGCTTCTAAACGTAGAAAGTCTTACTGTGCAAGAAGTGCAGGACAAATGAAGATGCATAACGTTAATTGCAGTAAAACTCCAGATAAGAGAATATGTGCCGCAAGAAGACGTTGGAAGTGCTAGAAAAAGCATACTGGTTATTTCTAGACTCTATTGTCTATGTTATACTTTGGCTGTTATTTATTTTATTAATACTAGGGGTTTTAATTAGAACAATGATTGATCGTTTTATATATTCGTTTTTTGGTGCACTAGATACTTGGTCTTCCTGGATAGACAAATTATTTGCACCAAGATGTAAATGTAAAAAGAATAAACAAAGGAGACAAATATGATAGATAAAATCAAAATTAAAGTTGCTCATTATTGGTCAGATCACAAGATAGAATGTCTTGTATTTGCAGTTTTAGTTGCAGCAATAATTATTAAATAATTTATTTTAGGTTTTTATGGAGTATCAGAGGATGAACTATTACTTTACAGGTTTACTGATTGTAATGTTAGTTGTCTTGGCTCTCTGCGGAGGACCAGGTGTCCAATAGACCACTCAACATCGGAGAAGAGGCACGTGTGCAGATGCCAATGAAGACGGTAGCTAGCCTAATCGTGCTCGTAGCAATGGGCGTGTTCGCATATACGGAGCTGACTGCGAGGTTGGTATCGTTAGAGACATCACGTGAGTTATTCCAAAATGACTTGCTTAAAAAAAGTGAACAAGTGCCCGTGGACCAGGAGCAAATATTTTTAATTGAGGATCTTTATAAATCTGTAGAGAAAATGGAACAGACTCAAGAGATGAATATGACTAACAAAGTTAATATAGAATTTTTAAGAGAACAGTTAGATAAAGCGTTAGCTGATATTGAAGAATTAAAAGATAAGGTAAGACAAAACGGAGGTCATTAATGGAGTTGATTGTAGCCCTACTTATGATTGTCAACGGAGAGATCAAAGAACACAGAATTCAAATTGATCCTGAATCAGGTAAACCCTCAATGTCGATGTGCTTGAAAGGAAAGCGAGTTGCAATGAGATCAAATAAAAATAATAATGTTGTTTACCAGTGTATAAAGTCGATGGCGGAGCTCGAGTCGAACGTAGACGGATCAAAATCAATTAAAAAATTAATATTGGAGTAATTATGGAATTGACACGTAATTTTAGTTTACAAGAATTAATTAAATCAGATACAGCTATCCGTTTGGATATCAATAACAATCCAAACTCAGGTCAAATAGAAAAATTAAAAGCACTTTGTGAAAATATTTTACAGCCGGTACGTGACCACTTCGGCAGAGTAAAAGTAACTAGCGGATTTCGTTCAGAGCAGCTTTGCCTAAAAATAGGCAGCTCAGTTAATAGTCAACATGCAAAAGCTGAGGCGGCAGACTTCGAATGTATTGGTGTAGACAATGCTGAGTTAGCTGATTGGATTAATCAAAACCTAGACTATGATCAATTGATATTGGAGTTCTATACTCCTAATGAGCCTAACAGTGGGTGGATACATTGTAGCTATACTACTGACCAACCAAGAAAACAATTCTTGCATGCATACAAATCTGAAGGTAAAACAAAGTATAAACCAATAATAGGAAAGGCTAAGGATTTAGTATGACAATAGGAAGAACACAAATATCTAAACAAATAGATGGTAAATTAGGTGACCCAAAAAACACAAAAAAACAAAAAAAGAAGCTTCAAATTAAAAAATCCAATAAAAAAAATCCTCTCGCTAGGACATTTACTGTTTAGACCAAAAGTGATACAATCAAAACGATTGTACAACAGAAAAAGGCTTAAACACTATGACAAAACTATGTGCTAGAGGCAAAGCGGCCGCTAAAAGAAAATTTAAAGTTTACCCGTCTGCATATGCGAATGCATACGCTAGTAAAATTTGTGCTGGTAAAGCAAAAGATCCTTCAGGAGTAAAAAGAAAAGATTGGGGACCTAAAAAAGCTAGTAAGGGTGCAGAAATAAAAATTAAAAAAGTTGTAAAAGGTTTACATAAAGCATCTGCATTACATAAAAAACAAGCACAAACATTAGAAACAATTAAGGCAAATACAGGTACTTATGTAGGATCTTACATGAAAAGTGAGATTGCTGGAGAACCAGTATCTAACGAAAGTCTAGTTTCATACTACGGAGACATGATAGATGTCGAGTAGAGGTACTTGTTGGGAAGGTTATGTCCAAAAGGGCATGAAGAAAAAAGGTGGGAGAATGGTTCCCAACTGTGTTCCAGCAGGAGGTATGAAAGAAGGTGGCCTTAAAAAATGGTTTAATGAAAAATGGGTTGATATAGGTTCAAAGAAAAAAGGTGGAGGATACAAAGAATGTGGAAGAAAATCTGCGAGTAGTTCAAAAAGAAAATATCCAAAATGTGTCCCTGCTGCAAAAGCTGCAAGGATGACAGACTCTCAGAAGAAGAGTGCTGTTGCAAGAAAAAGATCTGCAGGTAATAGTGGACCTAAACCAACTAATGTAAAAACAATTGCTAAAGCAAACATGGGTGGTATGGCAGATTATTATAGAGGTATAGTTTAATGGCTTACGATTACGCAAAAAAATATTATAAAAATGCAAGTCCAGCGAATCAAAAAAGATTTAATGCAATAGTAGATGACTTACGAATAGATATGAGTGAACAGTCTGCTATTAGTGAAGGTTTAAGAAAAATAAGAGAAGAAATTAGAAATACATCTGGAGGAAAAAAATTTAATACAGGTGGTGTGGTTTTAACTAAAGATAATTACTATAAGGATTTATTATAATGGCAAGTTCTGGGACTACAGCATTTAATTTAAATATAGACGAAGTTATAGATGAAGCATATGAAAGATGTGGTCTATCTACAGCTTCGGGATATGATTTAAAAAGAGCTAGAAGAAATTTAAATATATTATTTTCTGAATGGGGTAATCGTGGATTACATCTTTGGAAAGTAAAAAATAAATCACAAGAATTAACTGCAGGAACTTCTGAATACACTACACCAAGTGATTGTAGCGATGTATTAGAAGCTTATATATCTACAACATCAGGAACTACTGCTGATACTCAAGATGTTTCTATAACTAAAATTGATAGATCTACTTACGCTGCATTACCTAACAAAGGTGCTACAGGTCAACCTTCTCAGTATTATGTTGAAAGACATATTACTCCTAAAATTTATTTATATCAGACACCTAATAAAACAACATACACCCACGTAAAATATTATTATATTGGAAGAATAGAAGATGCTGGAGGATATACAAATACTCCAGATGCTCCTTATAGATTTTTACCTTGTATGGTTGCAGGTCTTGCATATTATATTTCTTTTTTAAAAGCTGCAGATAGAACTCAAATGTTAAAAATGGCTTATGAAGATGAGATGAAAAGAGCTTTAGATGAAGATGGTTCTAGAACTTCTTTATATATTTCACCACAAACTTATTTTGGAGATGGTGTATAATGGCTAATTACGCAACAGGAAAACAATCTCTTGCTATATCCGATAGATCAGGCATGGCATTTCCTTATAAAGAAATGGTAAGAGAATGGACAGGAGCTTTAGTACATATATCTGAATTTGAATCTAAACAACCTCAGATAAGAAGAAAAACAATAAAAGCAGATGCAATAGCATTACAAAATAGTAGGACTCAAGATTTTACTTTAAAATCTGGTGGCTCTAGATTCACAACAATTGATTTAGTTCTTCCTGGAGAGTTTGCTTTTGAATCTTCAGGTATGCAACCTGATAGTGGTGCAGAACAAAATAGACAAAGACAATTAACAAGTACCGCAGGTACTGTAACAGTGAGTATTACATAATGGCTATAGCTTATTCAACTTTTTTAACACAGATTAGAAGCTACACAGAAGTAGATGCTAATGTTTTAAGTGATACTTTGTTAGGTCAATTTATTAGAAATATAGAATTAGATATTGCAGGTAAAGTTGATTACGATGACACTAGAAAATACGCAACTTCATCATTTACTGCAAATAAAAGATTTTTAGTGACACCTGCTGATTTTTTAGTTATTAGATCATTACAAGTATTTGCAGATACTAGTATTACAAGTGCTAGAACTTTTATGGAAAAAAGAGACACTAGTTTTATATCAGAATACAATGGTGCTGGAAGTACAGGACAGCCTAAATATTATGCTAATTGGGATGATGCTTCAATTGTTGTAGCACCAACTCCAGATCAAGCTTACGCAGTTCAATTAAACTATATTGTAACTCCACCTAATTTTACTTCAACAAATGCTACTTATTTATCTGAGTATCAAGAATCTATGTTATTACATGGTGTGTTAACTGAGGCTTTTTCTTATTTGAAAGGTCCTATGGATATGTACAATCTTTATAAAACAAAGTATAATGAGGAAGTAGAAGCTTTTGCCTTACAACAAATGGGTAGAAGAAGACGAGCAGAATACGATGATGGAGTGCCTAGAGTTAAGGTACCTTCACCATCACCATAAAATTTAAAAGGAGAATAAAATGGCTATAACAACTAACGCAATATGTAATTCATTTAAAAAAGAATTACTTCAAGGGAAACACGATTTTGATACATCATCTGATACATATAAATTAGCGATGTATACATCATCAGCAACTTTAGGTAAATCAACAGAAAATTATTCAACAAATCCAGGTGGTGGATCTAATACTGAAGTTACTTCTTCAGGATACACTGCGGGTGGTAAAGCACTTGTAAACCAAGGTGTAAAAGTTTCATCATCAATAGCAATTACTGACTTTGCTGATTTATCTTTTACTGGTGTTACATTAACAGCTAGAGGAGCTTTAATTTATAATACAACAACTGATGGTGGTTCGGGTACTACTGATGCTGTTTGTGTTTTAGATTTTGGTGGAGATAAAACTGCAACTGCAGGAACATTTACTATTCAGTTTCCAGCATTTACAACATCAGCAGCAATACTAAGATTAACATAAGGAGGATGCATGGCTCTTGTCATTGATGATAGAGTTAAAGAAACAAGCACCTCTACAGGAACTGGAACAGTTACTTTATTAGGTGCAACTCAAGACTTCATAGGGTTTGTTGGAGGTATTGGTGCGGGTAAAAATACATATTACTGCATAACAAATACTGGATCTGATGAATTTGAAGTTGGAACTGGCCTTGTTAACGCTGGTGTTACTTTAGCTATTACTGTTGTCAATCCAGGAAGTGGAAACAAATATTATACAGACGGAAGTTTACAAACTACAATTAATTTAGCTGAAGGTGTAACATACACTTTTAATATGGATGACTCTTCGGTAGATTCACATCCACTTAAAATTTCAACCACTGCAGATGGGACACATGGTGGGGGATCAAGTTATAATACAGGTGTAGTTTACAAATTAGATGGAAGTGCTGTTAGTGAAGCCGCTTACGTATCTGGTTTTGCTTCTGCAACTACTAGAAGATTAGAACTTACGGTAGCTGCTTCTGCACCAACATTATATACATATTGTCAATATCATTCTGGAATGGGTTATTCATTGACCACAACCGGCACTGCAACTTTATCAAGAGCAACAGTAATATCTTCAACTAATTCTAATAACTTAGTTAATTTTTCAGCGGGTGAAAAAGAAGTATTTTGTACCATACCATCTACTAAGACTATTTCACCAATTATGGAAGCTACAACTTATGTAGTCACACACAATTCAACATTGTCTGAAGATCAGACAGTTGACTCAGGAGTGTTAGCAGGACCAGTTACAGTAACTGGAACACAAACTATAACAGGAACGGTAGTAGTAATTTAATGAGTAAGATAGAAGTAAACACAGTTGAGCCACAATGCGGAACAACATTAACTGTTGGTAAATGCAACACCAGTGTAAACGTTCCAGGAAGTGCAACAGTTACAGGAAACGCAACTGCAGCAAATCTTATT